CGGACGCAGGCACCGGCCGCGACGCTGGCACCGGCACCGGCACCGGCACCGGCACCGGCAGCGAGGATGTTGCGTCGAGCGCGGACAGGCGCGTGCGGGTTCGTCTGCTGTGTACGAACCACCTCGGCAAGATCGGCGATATCGTCACCGTGCCCACCGGTCACGTCGACGCGCTTCGCAGCGGCGGGCTCGCGGATCCGCATCCGGCGGCGCTGGAAGCGGGGGAATAGCCGGTGCTGCGGCTGGTGAGCGCGGTCCCGGCTGCCGCTGAGCCGGTGACGTTGGCCGAAGCGAAACAGCACCTGGTGGTCATTCACGACGCCGACGACACCCTGATTCTTGCGTACATCGCCGCGGCCCGAGAAGTGGTGGAGCAGCAGACCGGCTATGCGCTGGTCGCTGCGACCTACGACTGGACGCCGGGGCTTCCTGGCTGGGCCGAGCTGCCGATTGAGCCGGGGAGTGTTGACAGCGCTCAAGGGGATTTGCCCGTCCGCTTCACCACGGTGCCAGGGGCTCCTCCTGCGGCGTTGCGCGCTGCCATCCTACTGAAGGTGGGCGACCTGTACGCCAACCGCGAGGTGACGGTGCAGGGCCTAACCGAGAATCCGGCGTTTGATCGCCTGACGTTCCCGTATCGCAGGTTCAGGCCATGAGGCGCGCCGGGAAGTACCGTCATCGGATCACGCTCCGCGTGAAGGAGACAGTTCGGTTGCCGCTCGGCGGTGACCGGATCGAATGGGTTGATTGGAAGCCCGATGTTCCGGCCGAGGTCGTCCCGCTCTCTGGCCGGGAGTTCACGGCAGCCACGGCTGAACATGGCCAGGTCACGGCGCGCATGGAGATTCCCTACTTCCCCGGTGTGGAGAACACCATGTCCGTCCTGTTCGATGGTCAGCCGTACGCCATCCGCGCCGTGCTTCCCGATCCGACTGCGCGGCAGCACCTGACACTGATGGTCGACGCGGGGCTCTCCGATGGCTGAGCAAATCGAGATCCATGGCCTGGAAGGGCTTCTGGCGTCGTTGAAGGCACTGCCTGTCGAACTGCGGGGAAAGCCGCTGCAAGCGGCTATGCGCCGCGGCGGCAACGTGATCCGCGATGCTGCGCGCGGGCGGGTGCGTCGAGCCAGCGGCTTTCTGGCGAAGCAGATCGTTGTGCGCCGGGCAAACGCCAGGAACCGAAGCAAGGCCGGAGTTGGCGCTGGAGGTGAATACTTCACCGTGGGCGTGAAGACCGGCAAACGGGCGAAGTACGCGAACACCAAACGCAACCGGCGGCAGCGCCGAGTCGGCAAGGCATACGTGCAGGCCGGGTGGGCGTACTACTGGCGATACCTGGAGTTCGGCACGAAGAAAATGGCTGCAAAGCCGTTCCTCACGCCGGCCGCTGAGGCCAAAGGAGCGGAGGCTGCCCAGGTAATCATCGACCAGACACAGGAAGCCATCGACAAGGTGATGCGAGCAAGGGGGTGGCGCTGATGGTTCCTCTGATTCAGCCGTTGCTGCAGGGCGATGCCGAAGTGCGCCGGGTTCTCGGCGATCCCATCCGCGTTTACCCCAATACCGCCCCGCAGGACACAGCGCTGCCCTACGCGACCTGGACAACCGCTGGGGGAGCGCCGATAGGGGCGCTGTCTGATCGTCCGCCAGCGGACGGATGGCGCGTGCGCCTCACCGTTTGGGGCAAGGACACCAGACAGGCCAACGAGGCGGCCATGACCGTCCGCGATGCGGTTGAGGAGGTGGGCAGCATCGAATCCTACAACCCGCCGCCGGACGACGACGACACCGGTGCATTCGGGATCTCCTTCGACGTGCGGCTGCTGCACATCCGGTAGGGCGCGAGACATCTTCTATCCACTGGCGCAAGCCGTTTTTTTTTGCCCGGCTGTCGGGCTCAACCAAAGAGGTAAACCGCAATGGGCGTTTTGAAGTCCAAGCACTCCCAGCTGTTCATCGCCATCGCGGCGGCCGAGGTCATCAAGGTCACGCGACTGCGCTCGGTGGGCTTCCCCGATGGCCAGGCCTCCGAGATCGATATCTCGGATTTCGACGACGACTGGGACCAGTTCGTCGCCGGTCGCAAGGCCACGGGCAGCACCAGCATCGAGATCAACTACGATCCGGTCGACCACGAAAAGATCGAGGCTCTGCATGAGTCTGGTGCCGTCGTGGACTTCCTGGTCACCGCGCCGCTGAGCGAAACCGCTGGCGTTCCGAAGCCGGTCGCTGTTGCTGGCAAGATCACGCCGCCCACCACGGTGGTGTCCAAGCAGTTCCAGGGCTTCGTCCAGAACTTCGCCGTCCAAGTGGCGGACAACGACATCTGGAAGGCCACGATCACGATCCGCGGCACCGGGCCGGTCAAGACCAACAAGGCAACCGGCGGCCCCTGAGTCGCGCTACGGCGTACCTCCGGCCCGCTTCGGCGGGCCAACCCCTTTGGCAGAGCGCGCGGACTCTCCGCGTGTTAGCCGTGCGCGGCCCGCGCGCTCCGCCTCCATTCAAGGAAACGGCCAATGAGCAAGACCAACGAAACTACCGAAGCTCAGCCGGCGCAGCCGGTGAGCATCCTCCAGGCATTCACCAACGCCGGCATGTTCGCGGCGAAGGATGTGCAGCCGGATACCATCGAGCTGCCGGATGGCAGCAAGGCGCAGTTCTACGTGCGCGCGCTGCCGGACACCGAGTTCCGCAACCTGTACGCCTCCGGGGACCGCGCCAAGTTGATCGCGGCCACGATCTGCGACGAAGACGGGAAACGCGTCCTGACCGAGCAGCAGGCCGGTGAACTCAAGCCCAAGGTGGCGGCCAGCCTGCAGTCCATCGCGCTCAAACACGCCGGCTTCGGCAGTGATGCCGATGCGCTGCAGGAAGAAGCGGGAAACGGCTAAGGAAGCGAGGCGAGGACTGGTTCTGGCACGTTCTGGCCGGCCACCTCCACCGTACCGTTGCTGAGCTTCGCGCCACAATGTCGCGCAGGGAGTTCCTGTGGTGGTGGGAGTTCCACAAACGGAACCCCATCGATCCCGTCAGCGTCCACCAGAAGCCCGCGGCGCTCGTCGCCTACATCACCGCTGTGCACAGCCAAGGTGGCACGAAGCACAGCATGCAGCAGTTCCTAGAGACCCTCGTTCCTCGATCTGACGACGACGAGGCGCAGGACTGGTTTGAATCTCTGAGATAACCCATGGCCGATACCTTCGGGCGCTTCTCGGCGCTCCCCATTGGCCCTCTGCTCGCTGCCCGCGACGGAGGGCTGACTCTCGCCACGACCGCCGCCGCCAACGGCGCTAGGTGCGCGCGCTCCGACTTCGCGCTGGGTAGCGGCACGGTGGGGGTAGAGTTCGCCGTGTGGGGCGATGACGCTCTCGCCGCGGTCGTAGGGTTTGTAACCCCCGCTGCATCGCTGAGCCAGTCGCCGGGTTCCAACTCCAACGGCATTGGCTGGGAGCTGGCCACCGGACGCCTGCTGCAGGGCGTCGGTGCCATCGCCACCGGCCTGCCGGTCGTAGCTCATGGCGATATCGTTGGGTTGCGTATCGCGTTCGGTAGCCCGTCTCGCCTGCAGCTGTACGTGAATGGCGCAGTGGTCCACCAGCGCGATCTGCTGCTCAGCGGCCCTCTGCACTTCGCGGCTGGGTTGGCCGCCACAAAGGCCGGCGGCCTGTGCGTGGCGGTGAACGCTGGCCAGTGGGCGCCGCGATGCGAGGCAGCTGCTGCCGGCTGGCGATTGGATGCCGTCGCGGTCGCCCCAATCCGGCTGGCCGACGCTGACTGGCTTAGTGCGCCGGGCGACAGCCCGGCCAACGCACGGTTTGAGGGGCTGATTGCCGAGGGCGTCAACCTGGTGCAGGAGCTGAGCTTCTGGCCCTGGGGTGGCGATCCTGTTTCGCAGACGGCCGCGGCACAGTGCGTCGTTGCCGACGCAGAGGGGCTTCTGGACGCCATGGCGCTGTCGGGCGCCTCGGGCGAGCCGGTGCGGATCCTGATGGTGGATGAATCGGCGATGCTGGCCGACGCAGCGCCGGTGTTCCGCTGCGCGATCGATCAGGTCGAGATCAACGACGACGGAAGCAAGACCTTGCACCTGCGGGATGCCCACGACTACTTGGGGCAGACGTTGAACCGCGGGGTGTTCCTCCCCAACGTCGAGTCACTGGCCTGGAAGCCACAGCCGGTGGTAATCGGCGCCGTGGCCAGTGTT